ACCCGCGAGTGGAAAAAGAGCGCCGTAAAGGGCAAGCACATTACGGGATTCTTTGCTAGAAATCGCCGCTCTGATTTGGCCGTAAAGTTTAAAGTTCAGCAAAAAGAAATCCGTTTGCTGACCAAACTAGCCGAGGTTGAATCCGACAAGCATGACGCTGCGTTGGCGGAATTGATCAATAACCGCGACCTGATCACTTTGGAGAACGCGGACGCTATCTACGAGAGCTACATCAACTCGGTCGAATCGAACCTCGAGACTCTCGCCAAGCTGTTCCCAGCCCGACTGCGCGACCTCGCTACCCTGTGGTATGACGGCGCAAACTTGATTGGACAGAGGTTCGGCAAGAAATATCGCACGACGTTGGAGCAGGCTTCGGCGGTCTTGGCGGTCTTCAGTCCGCAGAAGGACTGGTTTATGAACGTGAGCCTAGCCGAGCGCATGATGGCGATCTGGCAGGATCAGCAGGACGCGGTCTGGTCCCCGGAGATGACCAAGCAGTTCATCAAGCGATCAGGTGAGCCTCAACCCAGGATGCAGAAGGTCGAGGACGGGACCAAGGTTGAGATGGTGGACGAGGACGGGAACACTGTCTACCAAGGTGGGGCTGTGCCGGTCGAGCAGGAGGACGGAACGATTGTCTGGACAAACTGGAACAATGAGAAGGCTGCCGGGAACTTGGCAGAGGCGAAGAAGGATTTGCTGGAGCTGGAAGGGAAGCGTCTGCGCGACCTGACCGACCCCGAATTGCAGGCTCGGTTTGTCCGAATGTTCTCTGAGGTCAACCACCCCATCACCTATCAGAAGGTGGCTCCAAACGGGGAGTTCGTCGGGAACATGACGAACAACAAAGGGGTGGAGATGAAGATTGCTTGGGGCGGTTATGGAACAATTGAAAAGGCGATCAGCATCCTACAAGCCGATCAAGCTAGCGAACACAACGTGATTAGCGGGGCACTTGGTGCCCAGCACAAGGTTCGCAGCTTCTACAACAACATCGTTGACCCGCAGAACCAGAGTGGGCATGTCACGATGGACACTCATGCGGTCGCGGCATTGCTGTGGATACCGCTCTCTGGCGCTAGCGTTGAAGTGACTCAGAACTTTGGTGGTAAGGGAGTTCAGAACTCTGGCGCTGCTGGCATCAAGGGGACATACGCGGCCAACGCCGAGGCTTATCGACGCGCAGCTAAAGCCCTCGGATTACTTCCACGCGAGCTGCAATCCATAACGTGGGAAGCAGTCAGAATGCTGTTCCCAGCAAAGTGGAAAAGCAGTCGGGCGAATGTTGCAAATGTGCGAGCGGTGTGGCAGCGTTATCTCAACAATGAACTCACAATTGAACAAGCAAGAGCTGACATCTTCCGAATCGCTACAACCAGCGAGGAGCAACCCCAAGGTCGTGACATTGACCGAGCAATTGAAGATGGTTCAGGCGTGGGAGAGCCTTCCTGGGCAGCAACGATGGGGGACGGCTCATCTAATATTGGAGAGCCACAAGAAGCCGATGACACAAGCGTCCTTTCTTCAGGTGGAAGGGATGGGCGGATGGGATCTGGACAACGCGCTGGAGACGCTGGAGGAGTCAGTGGACGACGGGGTTCTTCCGCCGTGGTTCGGCCAGTTACTGAGGGGAGTGACGCTGGACGATTAGAGCGTGGACCTACTGATCCCTCCTCGCCACCTCCTGACGCAATTCTCTCGTTGGGTAAGCAGCCAGCGCCTCCCTCAAGCCCCAACGAAACCGCCCTTCAATCGAGGACTAGCTCCGTCCAAGCCAAGGACGCCGATTACCTAGCAGCGGTGAAGTCAGGCGACATGAAGGTGGTGCAGGCGATGGTGGATGAGGCGGCGAAGAAGGCCGCGACAACGCCAGAGCAGTTAATGGAACTTTCGGCATCCAGAAATCTACGCCGCGCCATAGACGGCAAGAGCGTGGTTGAAATAAGTCTTGGAAAGCCTACGGTGGTGAAGGTTGGTGAGTTCATGGCAGAAGCAAAGAAATACGGACTATCCCTTGGTGAAAAATATAATCACCTTGGCGTTTTAACTAACTATCACGAAGTTACGGGACTCCTTCGAGAAATTGGCCTGCGAGTTCTCCCTAAATACAACAAAGCACTAAAGGCTAAAACTAAAATAGGCCCGCTTGCCGACCCTATCACCCGCGACGACCAAGGCAACGTCATCCCCCTCTCCCAGCGTTTCAACACGAAGAGCGAGGACATCCGCGAATCAAGGACTGGCGTTGTCTCTGGATTTATAGAAGGCAACGATCAATTCACAACAATCCCCAGCGATGAAGAGCTTTCTAAGTGGATGGTAGGGGTAGAAACGATGAACGAGTCACTGGTCAAACCCAAGAACAATAGCAAGGCTGACCAAATTGGAGATGCCAGAACTCTTCCAGCCGGTCACAAAGTCGGCCTGAGAATAGACATCCCGACTTTCAACAGGTCTAAAAAAGCTGGAACTCCTGTCTATGCAATTTCAATTCACGAATCTAAGTCAGGCGGAAAGGTTGGAAAGATTATTGGCTACGACGGCATTGCAACCGTTACGAACCCAACCTTCTGGGTAAACGAATCCGGGTCAGAACAAATCGCTCTTGGAGAATCCAGCAAGAAACCCCTAGCGACAGTCGAGGGCAACTTTAACCCGTCCAGAGAAATTCCCAGCGACATCAACGAATGGACGGCGGTTGGGTTCGACCCGATTAAGCACTCCTATTTCTACGACAAGAAGACTGGAGAACTTGTGGTTGGCGGCGACATTGCTATCTCTGTTGGCAACACTGTCTTCGTTAAGAACCCTCGGTTCGGAAATAAGGAAGACGCGCTCTACAGGAGGAGCGACGCAGCCACCGGCCTTCCCGCCTCCGCAGTCGAAGCCCATATCGCCCAAGCCTACGGCTCAGTGCCAAACGGGGTTATCCGGGTGGTTGAGCGGCCAGACCTCAACTTCGATGGTCAGGTGATTCTGGATGCTGCGACAGGCGAATTCCTCCGCATCGAGATCAACGCCTCCAAGCTGAACAGCCTTGATGACATTGACAGGATTCTCACCCATGAGTTCAGCCACATCGTCTTCCGTGACCCCGGTGTGCAGTCCATTCTTGGATCCCTGACCGACCAAGAGCGGTCGCAAATAGAGGCGGACATGACCCGGCTTGGCTACACGCCAGACACGCGCCAGGAGGAAGGCGGGGCGCGGGGCATCGAGCAACTGGCTAACGCTTGGCGCGGTCGGAACTGGTTTACTCAGGTAGTTGGCTGGGTGCTGGCATGGGCAAGTGAGCGCGGGCTGAAGATGACCCGGCTCGCTGCGGAGTTGATTGCTGCAAGGGCTGTGGCGAAGGTGAAGGCCGAGGTGCTGAAGGCGGATCAGGCCAATATCCAGCAAGTTTCTATGGGCAGCGAGTTGGCCCTCCAAAGCCGGGTTGTCCCTGACAACGCAGCCGACCTTGAGATTGCTACAGCAGGCCAGCAGGTTGCCGCTCAAGTTGAGTCTATCTACGCCAACTACGAGGCTGGAGCGCAATCCTTAAGCCAGCTCGCCCTCGAAAAGAAGGAGTTCCGTCAAGCTAGGGCCGAGTTAAACAAGCTCACCTCACTCGCTAGTGCGCGGATTACTCAGTTGCCAAACCCTGCCCCCGGCATGACGCCAGACCCTATGGAGGGAATCAGTGTCCAAGCCAATCAGGTTGTGGTCGGCCCTGAGTTCAGCAATAAGCTCACCAGCCTGGGTGTCGCGCACAACGCCGCAGACGCTCAAGCCAAACAGGGCGCGATCTTCTTCGAGCGGGTGGCAGATGGAGTCACTACCGCCCGTGAGCGATTGAAGGATTTGGAGGCGAAGCGCAACCACTACATCTCAATCAAGGCTCCGGCTGCTGATATTTCACAGGTGGAGAACACGATCAACTCTAACCGGGCGCAAATCGCCACGCTTGAGCAGACGGAGCATGATGGTGTTACCGCTGGCCAGCGGGCTGACGAGATAGCTACGGCGGAGAGCAACAAGATTGATGCAGAGGGCAAGCGTGACGCGCTTAAACTTGCGCCGGTTGATGACTACTTCGGCGGGCGCATGGCTAACCTTCGGGAGTTGACCGAGAAAGCCAAGGCTTCTGCGGCCCTTGCGAAGGCATTGATGGCTGGGACAACCGACCCAGCGGAGCTTGCCAAGCTCACGGCTGAGTTCGAGCGGTTCGACAAGCTGCCGGAGACGGCGCGTGACGCGCTGGTGGCCGGGAATATGACCGACGCTCAGTTGAGTTCTGTCGTTATCGCGTTGCAACATTCGTTTGTGGAGTTCGATTTGGCTAAGGCCAACATGGACGACCTCCTCATTGCCGAGCAAACCCGAATCCTGAAGGACATCGCGCAGGCCGAGAAGGATTACAAGGCAGCTTTAGGCGCGAATCTGGATACAGAAGCGGTAGTTGATGCCGCCCTTCGATCCGCCCGTGGTTCGGCTGGACTCGCTGGCTCGGTAAGCGGCGCGGCCAGGATTGACCAGTTGCTCTTGGAGACAGCCGCCATTAGCGGTATGGCTCAAACGCTTGGTCAAAACATCGAGCAGAACCGCTGGCTCTACGACTACCTCTCTGGCGTAAGATCAACTCCGGGTGGTATCTTGGCCTTCTCCAAGGCGAATGCTGACGCTCTTGGAATTGGCGAGGACACGCTCCGCAAGCTCGTCAATGTCGTTCAAAGCTCTCCTGCGCTTGGTTCCGCCCTCGTCACGCTGGCAGACCACGCAGCGGCTACCCGCGCAAATAACTACGCGCTCAGTCTCGCAACAACGGTTCCCAGCATCTCTTCACTGGCAGCACAAGCTCAAGCCTCCACCGTCCCGTCAAACGCCCAAGCCTTGCTGAATCAGGCTAACGCCGCTGCCGCCACGCTCGCCAACGCGGTGAAACCCGGTGTTCGAGCAACGAGCAAGACCGCTCAATTACTGTCCAGCTCGATTAACCAGTCGCTCACCCAACTGGCGGCGGTGAACAATGGAGCGAGCTTGTTTAATCAAGTTGCCAATAATCCCGCTTTTGTTGCCATGCGTCAGAACGCTAACGGCTTGAACGGGTTGGTTATCAACATGATTGAGCCGGGACCGGCAAAGACAACCTTCCTTGGATTCGGCACGACCAGCACGGTGTATCATCCTGAACTGGTTATTAATGTGGATGATGATCCGGCGATGAGTCACCGCACCCAGGGCCATATCTACCAGTGGAGTGAGGCAGCTAAACGCTATGTGGCTGACTTTGATTTGGCTGAACTGGCTCATCGCGCTAACCCGGCTACGAACCCGACGCCGGGAAGCCTTGGCTTTGACAGAGCTAAAGTGATTGGGTTGAGGACGGCTCTTGAGAAACAGGTGAACGGCTCATTCTTGGAAGTGTCATTGATGGATGAAGCGGCACGGACCAGCATCCCCAAGGTGGTTAGGAAGCTGCTCAAGCGTTCTATGTTCCGGCAGCACGACTTTGTTGCCCGCCTAGTTGGTGGAATTTACGGAACCGACCTTCGCGCTACTCAAGGCCGATGGATTCGTGGCCATCTTAATGCCCGCCGCGTGGCTTCTAGGTTCCAAGACCTGCCCGACCTGCAAGCCGCAGCAATGACCTCTCACGGCATCAAGAACATCGCCACCTATCGCAGTCAAATCTGGAATCAGATGGGCGGGTATGGGCGCGAGTTCGGCTCCAGGTTGAAGGTTGGATTCACCCTCCCCGTGTCAGGCCAGACAATTACCAAGGAAGACATGGTGTTCTTCAAGCGCACCATTGACTTCGAGGAGCAGTTGCGCCGGTTTGTTACGGAAGTGGATAACACCAGGGGCGTGCGGGAGAAGATCGGTGGCCAGACCTTTGTGCGAGCTGGTGGCAGCGTGGGTGACTACGGTATGCCTCGCCACCTTGGTCGCAACGCAACAGCCTTCATCGCTGACATCATCAGCTCGTATCTCAACACCAAGGGCTTCACTGTCTCGTCTGACCTGTCAGCGGCCAGCACTGAAGCGGTTCCGGCATTCTGGAATCAGCGGGTGGATATGCTGAAGCAGCACCTCTTGGACAGCACGCGGACAGATCGGGCAATGCGCCAAGACCCCACCATGAGGAAGGCTGAGATGGCTATTGCTAACCGCTGGCTATCAGGCGCAGTTGACCCGGTAAGCAGCCTGCAAGATTTGGCTCAACTGCTCGCAGCCGAACTCGCAACCGTCCCCGGAATTAACCCGATGGACTACGCGGTTCGCCACTTGAACAGCGAGTTGATTCAGTATCACGAACACGCTGTCCGCATTAAGGCGGAGCGCGAAGACGTATCCACAAGAAACAGCGGCCTGTCCATTGCCTTGTCATCGGACAACGAGTTCACTAAGCCAGCCGCCAAGCTCGAACTTCCCCACTCCCTTTATGACTACGGGGCTTTGACAACTGGCGAGCGCATCTCAGCGCAGTCCCGCGCCAACCATGAGATGTTGGTTGAGTATGCTAACGCGCTACGCAGAGCAATCGGTGATCTGAAAAACAGGATCAACAGATTCGATAACAACCAGATCAGCGAGGCCGAAGCAGCCCGAAGCTATGGGGGAGGCATGGAGGAGCTTCGTGACACATTTGAAATTCTCTCAGCCTCGCTTGTTGACTTTGAGGCTGGCTACAAGTTAGGGGCAGACCCGGCATTGTCTCCCTCCGCGTTGGCAAGTGAGCTTGCTAGGTTCCCAGTTGCGGGCGTGCTTGCTCTGCCAACTGTGTCTATCCGAAACCTGACAGGTGGACAGTTGGTGGTTTACCTAATGGAACGCGCAATGGGCTACACCGGGGCGCGGTTGGCCATGTATAACGCAATCAAGAATGCTCCCAAGGCGCTCGCCAAGGCTTCTTACGCTTCAGCACTCAACATCGCCCGGTTCCTTGATAAGAACCTGCTCAAGACTAACAAGCAGCAGCTTGAAGCCATCGTGGACATTATTGCGAAGGTGGCTCTCTCCCCGGTGTTGCTTGCCTTGAAGAACCCGACCACCATCATAGCAGGAGTTAAGAGTGACTTGGATCAAGTTCAAAAACTTGGCTACGACACCAAGATGGGGTTCGTGGACGCCTTCCGTCAGGCTTGGAAGGAAAGCGGGCTTTACGCAAACCGCGAGGAAGAGGAAGCCGCCCTTCGCTCCCCGACAGCGACTAAAATCGGCAGGGTTACACTCACGGTTGCCAAGGGAATCAACGCATTCCTTGGAGCCGTTGGCGTGGAGAACTCTGACCAAGTGTTGAACTCAGTCAACCTTGTCCAGTCTCAGATGATGGAGACTCGGCTCGGTGAGGTGGCGATGAAGTTTGGTGCGCGACTGGAAAGCCTCGGAATGACATCCATAGATCCGACTGACAAGCGTTCTATCCTGCTCCCGGCTGAGTGGAGTCCTTTCCTAAATGCTCAGGCAAGCCTTGATTCACTTGGCCAACTCCGACTGTTCCTTGAGGGCAGCGCAGCTTCCGAAGGCTTCCAGCTTGAAAACGCCCTTCTAAAGTTCTATCAGGAAACCAAATCAGGCAAGCCAACGCATATTTTCTCCGCTGCCCAGTTTGAAGCCGTTCAGCGCGGATTGCTGGCGCAGATGAACACCTCGCTGCCGACCAACCGTGCGAGCGTTGCGGCGGGAAACCGGATGTGGAGAATCCTGCTAACGCTTCAGGGCTACCCATCAGACGCCTTCCTGAAGCTGATTAACACAGCGGTTGGTGGAACTCGGAACAGGACCGTGGCAGCCCAAGCCGCATCAAAGCTCCCGCTGCTTATCGGCATTGCAATGATGGCTATCATCATCGGCGGTATGTCTGATGGAGCGTCCGAGTATTGGAAGCGCAAGTTGCAGGGCAATCCCTCTCAAAACGCTGGCGTTCTTGATCGGGACTTCTGGCAGAACAAAGACAAGCTCATGTCTGGGGCTGGAAGGTTCCTTGCCGCGAACATGTTCTACCTTGGCGACGTAATCCTTGGAATGCAGAACCAGATTCAAGGGAACCGAGGGTTCGACCCAGCAAGTCGAGTGTTCCCTATCTCATTGGCACAAGCGTTCGCATCCTCAATTCAGACTACCTTTGCAACCTACCAAGGATCGGGCGATATGTCTGATGTAGCGACTCCAATGGTTGATTTCTTCGCCAAACTCACGCCTGGAGGCATGGAAATCCGTAACTTGTTTGGAGCCAACCGAATACTTCGCCGGTCAAGGTCAGTCACCACAGCCGAGGGACGCGCTGCTGACATGGAGCTTCCCAAGCAGGGAGGTCAACGCAGCGCAGGCCCGACCACTATCGTTAAACGCAACCTCGAATCCGCCGTCGGAGCAATGGAAGAGGCGCGGGTCAGTGGTGATACCGAGGCTTACGCCAAAGCCGAGGGTCAAGCTCGCGCAGAAATGGCCAAGCTGGAGAACTATTACATCAAGCGGGAGACGGAACGTGGCAAGCCCCCAGAGGAAGCAGCCAAAGCAGCTAAAGCAGCCGTGTGGCGCGACTATCAGGAGATCAACCCTGTCAGCTCCGCTCTCGGTGGACGCAGGCCGACCGCCTCAGAATACCAAACACTCACCACCGGGGCGACTGGCGCACGGGCCGTTACGCAGCAGGCCGGTATCTCCGCTTGGCAGCAAGGCGCAAACGCCCTGTTCAACAAGACTGGAACAGTTACCCGCGAAACCGCCTCCGCATCTTCAAGCGGCGGGGGTGGCGGAGTCTCTGGGGGAGGATACGGAGCAACGATGACCGCATCTTCGGGCGTGGGTCGCGCCACGTCCGGTAGGGGGCGCATGGTCAAAGCAGGCCGGTCAAGGCTTACGGCAGGCAGAACGACTCGCTCCTCCCTTAGCCGACCGAAGTTCAGGACTCGGCTACGCGCTCCTCGCAATCGAAAGGTTTCCATCAAACGGGTGAGATTAACCGCTTGACTCCCGCCAAAAATGACGGGACAGTCGCGGCATGAGCAGCCTGTTCGACCCGAAGAATCCAGATTCAGAGAACCATATCCGAAGGTTGGCGGAGTCCGTGCCTTCGATGGTGGATGAGCAACTGAAGAGGAAATCCAGCAAGGCGCAGCGCAGTTATGCGAGGTTCTGCCCCATCTGCGGGTTGCTGTATGATCGGCTGAAGGTTTATGCGCCAGCAGCGATGAAGGAGGGCAAGTGCGAGAAGTGCCGCAAACATCTCGTGGATGGCTGCACGGCTCTTGTGACTGTCAGCAGGCGTTACGCGCTAGTAACGCTCCCAGTGCCCCTGCGGGACCGCCTAATGGCCCTCGTGGGAGACGAAGCCAACGACCTGACTGCCGATGACCGGGCGTTCTTCGGCAAGTTGGTCAATATGGAGCCGGGTGAAACCGTGACATTGACCGATGAGGAGATGGATGCGGTGGAGAATCTGACCAAGAAGCCGTGAATATTAAACAAATAGACCGTAAAATTGAACGCACAAAAGAGCAGTTTAAGAAACTCGTAGTTGCGCGTAAAAAAGCACTGACCAGTGAGCGCATCAGACGTAAGCAGGCCACGAAATACAAAATTGGCGACATCATCACCTACGGCCATTTATGGGATGAAGCAAAAGAACGACCACTGCTGATAACCCAAGTTGAATTCTCTCCAAATGGAACCGCGTGGTCCTACAACGGTTTTCAAATAATCGGCGGAAAACTTTCTCGGGTATGGGGCAGCACTGGCTACTGGCACGAATCAATACGTCTCGTTGGAGCGGCGGCGAACTTGCTGTTTTTCACTGACGATATGCTCGCAAAAATTAAGAAGCCGTGAAAACACTCACGCTCTCCCAGAGGCTTGCTCAGGTTCCTCCATTCATCTGTGCGGTGTATGCCTCCGCTCCTCGCAGGAAGCTCACCCACGAGGTTCTGGCGAAGCGCAGCGGGCTATCCTTGAGGATGATTGAGAGGCTGGCTGCGAAGATAGTGTGGAAAGGGGTTGATAGCGACGTGCAAAGCAGATACGCTGAAGCCTGTCAGGTTGATCTCCTAAAGCCATCCATTATCCGCCGATACCTGAAAAGCACCATGAAAGCGAAAATTCCGTTTCCTCACCTGTCCAAGAATTCAAGGGCTGCGACATTAAGGCGGGTTACGGCATATCTTAACTTGCCATGAGAAACACGCTGACTGGTGAGATTCCAAGACACTTTTACGTTTGGGTGGACAGTCGGCACACCCACAAAAAGCCTTGCGGTTATGTCCCCGCCGTCTGGTATGGGCTAGTCAGCTATCCGGGCCGTGTTTGGGGTTGCACCGTCATGCTCGAATCGGGATCGGTGTATCGCAACATCCCCTCTCACGCTATTGCGTTCAGCAATAAACCGAAAGGCAAATGGACGGAGCGGGACGCTCAAACGTGGGACTGCTACGGTTGGGACTGGTCGGCGGTGGAATACAGTTTCTTGCGAGGGTTGGAATGTAAGGTGAGAGCGGGTGGTAAGGAACACCTTGGAGAATATCTATTTACCGTGTCGCCTGTGGGCGATGGGTTTTCTGCTTACCCAGAGCAGTCCAAAGAGTTTAGCTTTGTTCGGCTCGACAACGACCATCTGACCGTGCAGCCAACAAACCATATCGTTTTTCGGGAACGCAGCTTTACCGACAACAAGCTGGAGTTTTCCGACGCCATGAAAAGACAATCGAAGATATGGACAGCCGAGTAGCCTACATACTCAGAACCCGAGCTTCTACCGCAAACCGGCTGATTGTGAACACAGCCCCAACCGGGGGAACTACTTCATCTGCCTCGTTCTTGGTTATAACAGAAAGCTCGTAGTAGAGGAACCTCCCCTGCTCAAGGAATACCCAGTTCACTGATTTTACAGGCCGAATGTTCTGGGCAATGTATTGGGCTACCGTTTTGGTATCGGGGCATTGGATGGGCTTATCACTCATCCGCCGCCAGATAACTTCGCAATCTCCACCGTCTGTAGCAAATTCCGCCTCGTATGTGGGTGCGATTCCATCTGTCAGGTAGGCAAACGCCAGCGGGTTTCCTGACACGTTGGCGTCCCTGGCCTGGTAGCTGGTTCCGATCCTCAGCCGCCAATAGTTTGATTGCCCAAGCAAATCTTGCACGGTCGGTTCCATCAGGAAGTTCTTAATGGACTTCTCCTTGTCCAAGAAACCTAGCGGGAACATCCCTCGCACCACAGAGAAGTATCCATCCTGCGTGTATTGTCCGGTGAAAGGAACGTAGTCGCCACCAGGCCCAAATCCTCCAAAACCGCTGGCTGCGTTGGTGCAGACTTCACGCGAGTAAGCGGTCCCAATCTGCTTGATGCAGAAGTCGTCCGAACATGCAGCGATGAAAAGCTGTGTCTGGTTGCAGACCTGGCAGAAATCATCAATTCGCTTTGTTCCGATTGCGATGCACAGGTTGTCAAGGTCAGTGCCGCAGAACTCGTCCAGCCAGTTTTGGAGAGACTGCTGGAGATCGCTGCGGTAGTTGGAGAAGGCGGTGAACCCGTGGTCAACCAGGCTTACCGTGTTAGCCCTCAGATTGGCTTTAATCGTGCGGTGAGGAATGCAGCTAGAGTCCGACTTCGGCCACGACCAGAATATCGTTTTACTGTCAGGCCAGTATTCCCCAACCGGGCCTTCGCAGCAAGTCGGGTCGAGATCGTTCATCACCAGCGTCTCGGAACGATATAGCCATTCCGCTATTACCGGTTCTGGACTGTAAACATCCCACCGATAGAAGCCGTCCCGCCCAAGCCACCAAAGGCTGTTGCCATCGCTAACTAGCGACTTCGGATAGGCGATACACTTATCAAGGCCGCGAGGTTCTGTGTAAACGCGAGTGAAGCCAAACGAGGTTCCAGCGACAAAACAGCGGTAGATGCTTTTGTCCGTGAAGATAACCAGATTGCCCTGCAACTCTGAGGCGGCGAGAATGGTTTCCGTGTAGGGCAAGTCTTGGTAGTTCGCAACGGTGTCATCCCCACTCTTCCACACCAGCGGCCTGTTGACACCACTCCAGCGAACCCGACTTGTAACGCGAGTCCCCTCCTGCGTTACGTCCATCAGGAAAACACACCCGGAGAAACTTGCCACCACTCCAGCCCGCGAAATCTTCAGGTCATTCAGTTCTGCAATCTCCGCAAGCATATTCGCTCCGCAGACACCGGGGATTGTTCCGATAGTGTATTTCTGAGGCTTGTCATAGCCATTTGTGAAAACCATCGTATTGCCAGACTGCCCAGCGCTCCATCGAATCTGGCTGCTTACTGTGCTTCCTCCGAAGCCTCTGCCAACGACATCCCAGTTACCGCTTCCCTCATTGAGGATGGCAACTTTCGACTGAGTTCCGCGAACCAGCCTCCGAGTGCCATCATTGGTGGTCGCCTCATAGAGGAATGTAATCGGCTCCCGCACGGGAAACACATCAAAGCAGTCACCCTGATCGTGAGCGTCTTGATTTGCGTAGGGGGTTTTGGACAACAGCTTCTCCCAACCGGCAGAGCGAGACAGCTTATCATCCTTGTCCACATCGAAGTTCAGCTTCATCCGAAACGACAGAGGGGGAGCGTCCTCTGGGTTTGAACGACAGTCTAGCGGCCCGGTCAAGGGTCGCATGATGACTGATTTGTAGGGACTGGTTGACACGTTAGGAAGGAATTCCAGCAACGGCAGTCACGTCAGTCATCGAGCCAGCTCCGGTCATCTTTAGAACATGCGGGTTGCTGCACCCACCAATTGTGTTAGTCACTTCGTAGATGTCACCAAGGGCACGCACAACGATTTGTTGCTTTCCGTTTTTGTTGAGCAAGCCGGTGTAGGTGCGAGCCGCCGCGCCAGCAGGAAGGCTAGATCCGGTGTTTGTGATGACGCAACCTTCGGTTGCTTCGATGACGTTTCCAGCAGAAGGGTTTGGAGTGAGATTGACTGAAGACGTGGTAACATCTCCAGTTGCCGCATTCAGCCCCAAACAATGAAGCGCGGGCGTCGCTGCTGCATCGTAAGACAGAGAATACGGAAAGAAGTAGGAAGCCACACCAACCGGGTTCAACCGTGTCCCAATGGCGGTAAGCGCAGCAGTGGTGGTGCTTACTGAGTAAATTTGTGCGTCGGTGCTGGACGGCGAACTCCAGTAGCCCATCAGCAGCGTGGAATTCGGCCTGAACTCAAGGCTGTAGTAGTCAATCCACGGCGTAGTCGAATCCCAGTCAGATCCACCCGAGTTGATTGTGTCAACGTAGGTCAGCGCCCCAGTGGTCACGTTCACTGTCCCAAGCCGCAAAGGATACGGCGACGCATCGCCAGTCGCGTCGAAATAGATCGCCCAGAGCGTAGAGTCGTTCGGGCGAACTGCCATCCCAACAATCACCTGATCCATGCTGCCGCTGATTGTGGCGTAAGTCCAACCGCCAGTCTCAAGGCTGAACAACCGGCCACGGTAAACTCCACCAGAGAGGAACTGGGTCGCCATGTAGGCTGCTCCCGGCCCAGTCGGGTCAGACGTTGAGGTGTTAGTGTCGCCACCGCCACCACCGCAGCCAGTCGCGCAAAGTTTGGTATTGAAATCCGTAGTGAAGGTCAAATCCTCATTGTAAATACAAGAGTAGGCGTCAGAAACGGCTTTAGAGAGTCGCCCCAACTTGCGTAGCTGTTCGCAAACCGGAGCTTCAAGGGAGACGATTAGATCGTTAAAGTCAGATGGAGTCGGGCATGGCATAGGTCAGTAGGGGTAGTCTGCTAGGCTTATGGAGGAACGCCAGTAGTAGTTGTTGCGCTCCCGCCGCCAGTAGTGGTGGTCACAGGAGAGCCGCCGCATGAGATAGCGCAAATAGAATCGCTGAACTCATCGGTTAAAGTTCCGTCCTCTCTAAACCAGCAGGACCACCACTCCAAAAGCAGTTTTGGCAGTTCGGTCATAATGGCCGCCAGCTCTTCACAGGTAGGATTATCTGGGTCCAATGGAACCAGATTCTCGAACTGGCTTGGAAGAGGGCAGGCCATTTGCGGGTTACTCTGCCACTACTGCGTTATCTTTCAAGCCAAAATCTAGGCAGCTTGAACTTCTCAAGATACCACTCCAAATCCCTAGTGAAAACAGCCTCATTGTAGGCGCGGTCACACTCAATGTGCCGCTGCTCACCCTTGATGAGGTTCTTTGCTATCATCAAATCAGAAGTCGGCTTGGTGTGCTGCTCCAGCTTTCGGACAATGAACTCGGCTGCCCCCTCTGGAAAGAGCGTCATGGCAATCATCATCTTGTTAAAGAGCAAGGAAGCCCGCTTCGAGGTGTAGGTAGTTGCCGACCTGAACTGGTGCCCAATCCTGACGGTCTTCATCAGTCGGCAATCCCCTCCCGCCAACCACGCCTTCAAGGAGAGGTGAGGCTCCGAGCTTCCCCACTGATTGAGCATCTTGCTGCCACCGATCTTGAAGAAGAAGTCTCGGCGCATGAAGTAAGCTCCACCAAGGAGGCAGGCTATCTCGTCGCCGTCCTTGTAGAAGGAGCCAGGAACCCACTTCGCCTCGATGAACTGCATATCCTCTGGCTTGTTGTGGTTTTCACCGAAGAGGTTCAACGTCGCCCCGTTGTAGAATTTGTTGCTTGTCGCAATGTCCATGTTGGCGGCATTAAGGCCAACGCAAGTGGTGGTCCAGATGGTTTGAGGGTAGTCCTTGATTCGCCTGCAAGCCTCCTCATACCAACCTGGTTCAAATCGGCAATGGCTGTCCAAAAGCAGGATGTTCTCGCGGCTCGCAAGAATGGAACCCAGATGCCTTGAACCACCAACTCCGCACCTTCCATCTACCCGCCTGAAAACAATGTCGTCATGGTCGAGTGTGAGCGGCTTATCGCTCCCATCGTCAATCACCACAATCTCAGGCTCCTTCCCGGCAGTGGCCCGAATGCTTGCAATGGTGGCGTTTGCCTCCTCTTGGTCATTGCGGACAGGTATTACGATGGAGATCATTAGTGAGAGTATCCGTTTGCTCCGAGCCATTTTCTTGTAATCACAAAGTAATTACAATCCCAATGCGGACGAAGCTCAAACACGCCGCTCTTTCCGCCGCCACGCGCTCGTAGCTTCTGGTCGCATTTTTCAAGCCCCGTCTTTGAGCCATCGCTGTTCCTGCCGAAAGATGAAATGTTGTAAAGCCCGTGCCCAAATCGGTAGATGAAACCAATCTCCCTCGGCTCGCACTGCAAGGTTTTGCCTTTAGTCTTCTGGATTAGAGCCTTCCTGAACACGTCGTCTTCGCCTGAATCCATCTGCGGGTATCCACCAACAGCCTCCCACGCAGACCGCTTGAACATGAGCTGGTT